GCCTCTTATCTTAAGGGTGTCATGACAGTGATCTAATCTCATGAAGTGGCTTTTTGTAGCCTTGCCGCAGCATTCACAGGAGTCGGGGACTGGAGGGGCTTTTTTATGTAACTCTGTAAGCTCCTGATTCTCCTTCTGCTCACATGTCTTGCAAGACTTTACACGATAGCCATTCCTGCCAGAATCAGAGCGCACCCTAAAGGAGCTTATTGGTAGCTCCCTCTTACACCGCCTACATGTATGAAAACTCTCACCCTCATTATACTTAAGGGGTGTCTCAAACAAATCTAGCTGCATAGCGGGATTAGTACCTCTTTTCATCTACATATTGTTTCAACTCAGTGTAACCCCCGATACGACTACCATCGGGGGCGAACACTTGAGGTACGGAAGAAAGCCCTGCCTCTAGCATAAGATGCCCTACCCACTTAGAGGAAGGGCTACTCAGATTGTATGCTGTAAAAGGCAGGGCTTTCTCGCGGAACAAGCTCTTAGCTAAGTTGCAGTAAGAGCAATCATCTCGTGTCACAAGTACATACATCTACACAAGATCCACTATCTCACAGCTATCGCCTGAACACGCTAGCGTCTGAGAGCCTGCTGTGTTGTCCTCTACCTCATACGAGGATAGCTTAGACCAGTCGATAGATGCTGGCATGGTGGACTTACGCTCTTCGTATACAGCTTTATCGACCTCCTGATAGGGTGCCTGCTGATACGTGTGCTCACTGTAAGGCAGGAAGGATACGCCAGACATCTCGTCAAAGTGCTTATACACAAATGCACCCACCTCAACCCACTCATCCTTACGTACATTGATAGTGACCGACGGCTTATGTTCACACCAGTGACGCTGATAAACAAGCCATGTTTCCAGCTGCTCTACTGCGGACATATCATGCGTAACTACTGCATTGTCAGGCGCTTTGACAGGGAAGCTGAACACAACTGTAGTGTCGGGCTTCATTACGCAAGGCTCTGACGGGACGTTCTGGTCCATCATGAACTGCGTCAATGGATCTTTGACGTCGCCCCTGACTGTCCGAATGTAGTACGGGCTGTGTCTTGCATGAATACCGCTGGCTGAATCTACAAGCTGAGATACAGTGCCAGAAGGTTTAACACAAGTGATAGCGGCTGAAGCAGGAATTCCAAGTCTAGCACTCCATTCAGCATTAACTGATACAGCAACTTCACGAAGATGTCCAAGGGTCTTCTCCAATCCTGCGTTCTTAACTGTCATAAGAGGGTTGTCCATGATGCCAGTGAGACTGACACCTAGAAGCCTCTCTTCTTCCGTGTTCTTTTGCCAGACTTTGCGGAGGTACGGGAACTTCGTATAGGTAGATTGAAGTGTTCCCAGTATTGTTGCCAGCCTGACTTTTCGTTCGAGGGAGTCGATATCATCTGTAGCCCGGACCACAACTTCCGTAAGATTACAGAACTGATACGGACGAAGAATGATTTCACTGCAAGGATTCGTTCCAAACTCGTAGCCTCCATCCCGACGCCCAAACTTCTCAGCCTGCTTACGTGCTGCTTCTCTATTGAAGATGCCCCGCTCCCCTGAGCCTGACTCCACAAGCGAAGTCCACTCACGCAGGAACGATGTGCTATCAGGCTTCTCAGTATAGGAGACGGAGTTGTTAGCCAGTGCTCGCTGTCCGTTGTTCTCCCACCATGCGCCTGACTTAGCGTGACGCATTCGATCATCAGACAGGTTAGACAGGGAGATCATTGCAGACCTACGCACACCGCCGACGACAACGACTTCGCCGATCTTACACATTAGATCATGGCACTCAACAGACGACATCTTACGACCCTGTGCTTCTTTGAATGTACCAACAGCAAAGTTGAACAGGTTGATCAGAGGTGCAGGACCAGAGGCACGGCCCCCGAATGTCTTAAGACGTGCACCTGATGGGCGTACACGCGACGTATCCCACTTGGGGATCTCACCTGACCACAGCAGGGCGAGCACTTGCCGGAATGCTTTAGCCCAGCCTTCCTTGCTGTCTTTCACAACGACTGTCGTCTCGCTATCAAACAACTCAGGGACTTCCGGCAGCTTCGAAATGAACTGCCGCTCGACGGAGAAGCCGACGCCTGTGCCGCACAGCAGGATGAACATTGCTTCGTCGAAAGACTTGGGATCATCTACTGGCAGGTACGAGCAGTTGTATCCTGCTACGTTGTCCCGCGCAAACGCAGGCCCTGCCGTCATCAAGGCCCGCATAGATGGCATAACCTCAAGACCGAAGATCGCTTGTGCAATCTCGTGAACGGTATCTGTAGGAACCTCATTATGAGGTTTTACAATATTGTCAATGTATCGCTGGACAGTTTCCCCCCAGCTTTCTCGACGCCCCTCCTCATCAAGCCAACGCGCATATCGCGACGTGTGAATGAAGGACTGATAGTCCGTTGGTAAATAGTTGTTAGTCATTCTTTGTTAATTCCCATAGTTACCACAACCACACTCAGACCCATTCCAAGCGTTACACATACAGGTTGGTTTAAACTCTCCTGTTGCAGCGTTAAGAAGATAGCATTTCATAGTACCCCCGTCTACATCATCTACGACCACTTCTATCAGACTAGCATCTCTTTCTTCAACCTTAAGTATATACCAACCATATCGGGGGTCTTGATCGTAAGCATACTCTAGTTTCACCTATCATCTCCTGAGCCTTGGATAACCCCACGATCTTCTTTATCTTCACCCATTACCGATCACCTCCACTGCCGCGCAAAGTCCCTTCTTCCTTACGTGCAGACAGTTTCTCAATGTTCATCTCAACAGTCTCTTGTGGGTCCAACCTCAAGGCACCGTGCAGAGCCACCCAATAGAAGATTGTATCCCCTAGCTCTATCTGGGTAGCCTCTTTGTCTAGGGTGTTGTCACGGAAGAATCTCTTGACCTCATCAGCGACCTCCCCCGCCTCACCTGCAAGACCTAGTGAGTTCTCAGCCAGACGGTTGCTACCAAAAGTAAGGACCATGCTCTCAACGAAGTCTGCATACCCTTCAAAGTTAATTGACTCTACTACTTTATCTAAATTAGACATAGTATCGCTCCTTTACTAGTAGATTTTTTACATTCACATCTTCGTTATCGTAAAAGGCATCCTGCACAAAGTCAAACACATCTTCGGTGTGCGAATCTATATGCGAAGATAGTATGCTGTTAGGTTCTTCTACTTCGAGTAGAAGTGTGACACTAAACTTTTTCATGTCAGGCACTACCTTTTGTAATCGTGTATTCATTTAGAATAGTCTCACTATTCTCTGCGTCTTCTTGAAGTCTTACAGAGAGGAGGCCTTCAAGTAATCTGTCTGCTCTAGTAGACAAGGCTTCTGCAAGACCTCTGTCTTCTTGGCCTAGCTGCACTGAAGCAAGAAGCATACAGGCATGATGTAGTAGTTCCCAAGTTACGTTTGAATCTACATCTCCCTCATTAAATACAGATGTCTCTAAGAAAGTATCTATGCCTTGAAACATGCCTTCCTCATCGTACACAGCAGACATACTAACTGAGACAGTGTGGTTTTCTACATCCATTCTACAATTCCTCTTCAATAAGAAAGGTTTTACTTTTTGTTCGCTTGCCTGTTTCTGCGAGCCACCCTTCAGGTAAGACTTTGTGAGACCACTGAAAGTTATGCTTATCACACCACTCAAAGTACCGGCTCTTTGCGCCCTTGTACAAGCGGGCATTGGCATTACTAAACACGAAGCGGATATCTAACTCTGGATGTTGCTTCTGTATCTCTAGATGTTTGCGCCTGTCTTCGCTATCGAAGATACCCTTTGTCTCTACGATAATACCGTTATCCAATTCGAAGTCTGGCGTGTATGTACGATACCGCAGATCTCGCCACTTTATTCGTAGGGCTTCGTACTCAACCTTCTTCTGTTTTTCTTTTAAGTATGCAGCGACCTGTTTCTCCAAGCCGCTGCGATACCTACGGACGTTGTGTCGCCTCTTAGTAGTTGGCATCTTTGTTATCACCTATGTACACATAGTCTACTTCTGGGGGTGCCTTAGCTTTGCTTGACCTATTAGGCATAGTCTTCAAGGTAGGGTGGCAGTCCTTCTTGAAAGAGCAAAACTTACAGTCAATAGGTAGCACCATATTACCCGTAGTCTTTCTGCTAAACGTCTCAGGCACAGGATCGAAACACCTTTCGAAAGGCGCATCACTGTCTAGGTAGTTAGCCGTATCCTGTATGGAACCCATAACATCTTCTACGTCTACGGTAGACGCATCTACGTACTTGAACTGCCCATTTGCTTTATTGACAG